GGACACAAATCCAGTAGCAAGTATGAATACTACCGCCGAAAACAATTCTCATAAAATTGATTTACAAATTCCTGAAGAAGTTAAGAGCATTCCTCCTGTCGCAATTATGAATACTACTACCGAAATCCAAACCATAAAAGTAAAAAAACCTCGCCAAAAGAAAGTGATTATGGTTGAACCAGAACCTGAACCAGAACCAGAACCAGAACCAGAACCTGAACCAGAACCAGAACCAGAACCAGAACCAGAACCAGAACCAGAACCAGAAGAAGAAGAAGAAGACGAAGACGAAGAAGTCAAAATAGCGAGAAGGATACTGGATAGGGCAGAGCGTAAAAAGTTGGAAAAGGATGTTAGGGCAAATATCGTCAAGCATCGTAAAACTTCCTGCGAACAAATTGAAAAGCAACGCCAAGAAAACCTCGCCAAAATCCAAGCACTCAACGCTGAAAACTCTGCTCTACAGGCAAAGTTATTTGATACTCACGAAGGTAAGTTAGATGATGAGATTATCGCCACTCAATTAGAAAAGAACAAAAAGGTAAAGGGTAAGCGTGAAATCAAGTTGCCTGCCTATATTAGACCTCCAAACTACGCATCCCAATATCTCCCAGCGGACACTATTCTTGTATCCAAATTTGGGGGTATTGAGATGAGAATTAAGTATGATGGAAACAAGTTCATCAACGAGAATGGTGGAGAAGAATACGAAACCCTGCGTAAAGCAACAATCGCCTTTACCCTTGCTATGAATAAAAAAAGTATCCCTGATGCCTGGACTTTTTGGAAGACTGCAGACGGCAAAAAAATAAACAGATTGGATGTAAAACCTCTATAGATAGGTAGATAGGTAGTTAGATAGATAGATTTATTATAGTAATTTAATTATAAGTATTATGGGGTTGATAAATCGTAAAACCAATAGGTAATCCCCTTTTTTTATTGAACCGACGAACTGATTTTTCTTTTAATTTTGATTTTAAAAAAAAATTGAAACTGATTTTTCTATAAAATTGAAAGATATTAGTATAAGATGACGAGCGTAAATAACGAAACCTATATTACGAGTATGAACGAAATTATTACAAAGTGTAAAACACCTTGCAAAAAGCGACCTATGATGGGGAGGTCTTGGTATAAACAATTTGGATACAATAGTCCTTGTAGTTGTGCTCACGAGGCACACGATGCGTATGTAGAAGAAGAAGAAGATAAAAATAATTTTATTAAAGATTGTATCAAGCGTATTGAAAAAGCATACAAACTAACGCTGGTAATAACTGATGATGTAAGAGAGGAAATAAATAGTATGTATGATAAAACGAGCGGTTGTTGTTTCGCTAATTGGATAAACCATAGATTATATATTTACATTATGACTGATGCTATTTTGAATAATATTGAATATCCTGAATATATTGACTGGGAAGAATTGGAAAATTGTGATACTGATGATGAAAACTAAAAACTTACTTCTTCTCCCATACATAAATAAACTCACTATACTTTTGGTCGCCTCTTCTCTTGCTCTTCTTTAATCCAATAAACTCTGTTGGTTCTCCCAATAACTTACTAACAACTCTGGTATAAAGTTCCTCAGGTATGTTAAGACAATAATATCCACCTCTTTTTAAATTATCAAAAGTTTTCATAAATACTGGTTCATAAAAATCCCTATCCCATTCATCTTTAGTTTTTCTTGTTTGACCTGCATACTCTTCAATATTGTAGTAAGGAGGACTTGTAAGCACCATATCGTATTCTATTTTGCTATAATCAAACTTGACAGCATCAGTAAAATATAATTCTATGTCAGTACTGGAATATTCATTCATAAGTTTTGTTAAATCTTTATAGGGGTTTATTAAATTTGGATTATTATCTATACCAATATATTTGGGAATATTTAAAGCACAAGCACCTACTAATCTTCCACCCCAACCCATAGTAAAATCTAAAATTACTTTAGGTCTATATTTACAATAAATAGACATAGCAACTAAAGGTCTAAATATATTAATTGACCCATAATAAACTTCAAATATTCTTTTCCAATCTTTTACACTTGCGTGTTCAGCATCAGTACCATAATAATTAAATAAAGATTGTATGGAAGGTTGAGTAAGTTTAAATCTATTAAAATATAAATCATAAAAATTAATACCAGTCTTTCCAAGTGTATTATATCTTTCAACTTGAGAAAATCTATCAACCACATTATTACCAATTCTACTTAATCCCTTATCTTTAGCATCACAACCTACCTTTTGTAATTTATTAAAATCCTCTATTGCTTCTTCGTTAGATATATCTTTTATTTGTAAAGCAATTTCCTGCTTTTGTTTATCAGTATATCTATTCTTTTTAAAATCCTTTGGAGGCATAGTTTATACATAATAATTATAAATTAATTAAAAAAAAAATTGAAACGAAAATTTCTATAAAATTGATTTGAAAAATAATATATTATCTAATCTATATAAAGAAATACCGATATATAATATATAGAATGATTACCGACGCTGAATTGAGAACTACCTACCCTCTTATTTCTACTGATAATGGTTGCTGTGCTGTATGGAAACTACGGCAGTATCGTGATACAAGAAATATATATATATCTACTACTACTTCAAGTAAAATTGATGATGATGATGATGAGGTTGCTTATTTAAAAGAGTTAGAAATATTTATGAATGATACTCATACTCAAGAAATTACAAAAATAAAAAATAAACTTGATTTGATTGAGAATAGTAAAAAGATTGATTGTAATAAAATTCAAAATTTACCAGAAGATATTCTTTATGAAATAAAAAGTTATTTAGAACCTGAATTAAAATTTACCAGAAAGTTCTGTATGCTACGACAACTTGTTGAAGAGATTAAGATTGGTACATTAGGTTGGATGGATGTTGATAGGTGGTTAGTGAAGGTTCCAAAAAAATTATTGATGAATTTAATTAAAGATTGTGGAATATATCCTAGTGATTTTATTCTAAAATCAGGTGATAAAAAAGAAGAATGGTGTAAATTTATTTGTTATCAATTTAATAAATTATTTAGTAAAGAAAAATCTGCTATTATGATTAATAAACTTATGGAGCAACATAAATATCAATACGATACTAGAGAACTGATTGGTGATAAGTGGTTTAGAGTATTATTACATATTAGTATGTTTCAAAAATACAGAAAGGAATTAGAAGGCAAACTCAAAAAAACTGATAATAAAATTAAAGTTCTCAAAAATAGTAATATTACTATAAAGAAAAATATTTAGATATTATATATTATGGAAAATCCTTGTAGATTTATAACAATAAATAGTAATGGAAGGGTTAAAGACGAGTGTGGTAATGTAACTGCTTATTATCATTCAAAATATATTTTTTCTAAATTAAAAAGGCGTATTGAGAATGAGCGAGAAAATAATAAAATAAAAATTGGAGAACCAGTAGTAGTTGATTTAAAAGTTATTCCTTTAGGAATAGTTGAATAAAATAATATCTTATTGTATAATATATTATTATGGAAGAGCAAATCGCACAGATAGTTGGTTTCAAAAATCTTATAGACCAAGATACGACTAACGATTTTTTTTTATACCCTTTTATGAGTATGGTATTAAATCTAACGGATAGTAAGGGTTTTATTACTGAATTAGGATTGAAGTGTTTATTCAACGAGATACAAAAGGATTTTGATATTATTAACGACAATCCAGAAAAACCATCTCAGTATGCTCTTGTAAGATTATGTTGTTATTTTACAATTTGCTATAATCTAACTTTTTATTTTGGTGGATTTATTAAGGGTCTTGAAACCGAGGAAGGAAAAAAGTATGCTGACAAATTACCAGCAGAATTAATTGATTACTTAAAAGAAATTATGGTAAGAGCAGATAAACTGCATCCTATTTTAGAACATCAACTTAAATCATTAACACCAAGATTGACAGACAAGTTTGCTAAAATTTATAACGAAGAAAAGCGTAAGCACTGGACTAAAGAAATCTTTCAAGACAGCGTACATATACCAACACATCCTGACGATTTACCTGAAGGATATAAACCAGAGAATTGTATTAATATTCCTAATTTATAAATTAACTCTACCATTAGCACCTAAATTTGCTTGGTCGTATAACTCTGCTATATAAGCGTCCCTTGATGTAGGCATACCCATACCTTCTTTAGGTAGAGTTCTAATTGGTCTTCTTGGTTTAACAGGCATAGTTGTCATAGGCGAATGTTCTATAGATTTTTCATCAGGCATAGGCATACCCATACCAGATTTATAACCTGCTTTACACTTGGGGTCTTTGAGAGCATCAGTATATTTCATATTGTGCTTTTTAGCGTAATCTTTGACATAAGTAATCCACTTATTCGCCATCTTTGTATTACTATTAGATTTTTTTTTACTAAATCCTTTACCCTTTATAATAGTATCTGCCTTACTACCTGCTTTATTACCAACTTCTTTACTAATTTTTTTAAGAGCATCGTTGTCTTGTCTGGAACGAGGGTCATAAGGTTTTCCAAATTTTTCCCAGAACTGGTCTGCTACAACTTTTCCTAAAACAGGATTACCAGTAAGGGTAGTTGCCGCAGCAATAGCAGTAGCGTCATATACAGGTTTTCCTACTTCAACAACAGCAGGTAATAGATTATCATTAGTAATTTTGCCTAATTTAATACCAACATCAGGTTTATTTTTAATACCCAACATAACAGGATTTATTTTATTAAGTCCAGAAACAACATCATCAAAAAATCCCTTACCTTCTTTTATTACATCAAAACTAGCAGCAATACCAGTCAAAGTATTAGCAATTTTTCGTAATCTTTCATTACCTTCAAAAAGAACTTTAGTTTCCTGTTTAACCCAAGAAGCATCGGTTTCACTACCAAGATTATTTGCTCTTAAAAAATCAAGAATAAAATCCTGACAATTATTATCCGCAGAATAACTAAAAAAATTATCACCCATTCTTTCTCTTTGTTTTTCTAAAGCATCATTCAAGGTTAAACCAGTAGGAATATCACTACTACTAATATGTATAGTTTCAGTTTCTTTTTGTAATTTACAACCTAGTACAGCATTAATAACCTCATTCTTTTCAATCATAATTTTAGAACCACCTGCTAATTCAATACACATAAACAAGTGAAATAATTTGTCATAAGGAGTATTATCTAATTTTTGTTGAAAGGTATTACCACTTGCTACTTGTAAGGCAGTCATTAAGGGAGCACCTAAAGGAGTTCTACCGAGTGTTATTCCAATAATATTTTTATTACCATATTTAGATAATATTTGACGCACTTTTGGTGGAAAATCATTACGACCATAAATAACTGCTGTAGGATTTTTAACGATATTACTAGCACCTGTTAATAGAGCATATTCAACAGGATTAGTTCTTTTAAATATTGCTTTAGCACCCTTTTTAATTGTGTCAATAATACCCTTACCTTCACTCTTTTTTTCTTTACGCCTTTTAGCACCAGCAATAGTATTAGCGATTTTTGCTTTTCTTGCTTCTTCTGCCGTAGCGTATTTTTTAGGACGACCTCTACGACCTTGTTCTTTTACCTTAACTTCCTCAATAACCATAGAAATATTTTCAGGAGCAGGAGCAACTTTGGGTTTATTTTTACTACCCTTTTTTCTACCACCTTTAGATTTTTTTTTAGGTTTATCTTCAGCAGTCATTCCTGCTCGTTCTCTTTCTAAAGTTTCTTCAGTAGGTAGTGTGTATGCTCTTGGTCTATTACCTACAAAATTACCTGCTATATCCTGAACTGGATTTCTATTAATATCTTCATTCATCATACCAATAGTTTCTACCAATTGTTTTTGAAGTTTTGTTTTATTTTGTTTTTGCTTAATAGAGGATTTAAGAGAAGAAATTTTTTCTTTTCTTTCAGGGGTTTTTCTTGGTGGTGCTATTACTCTATTAATATCTTCCGCCATCATACTTTCAGTTTCTTTCTTTTTCCCAAGCGGTTTTTTAACTCCGTATTTTGCCTTATAACCAGCACTACAATCAGGGTCGCTTAAAGCACACCCATAAGTTATATTATTTTCTTTCGCAAAAGATTTTACAAAATCAGTCCATCTTGTCATATTGTATATAATTATAGTATATATAATATTTTCAGTAATTACCATAATAATTGGTCGGCATAATAAGCAGGAGTTCCTAAATTGTGTCTATTTTTCTCGTGCCGAATTTTGTATAACCTACGCCTAGTATCAGCATACTCTTGACCTTTTTCTTTAATATAACTTCTATAATCATTATATCTTTTGTCGCCTATACTCATAATATACTGATTATTGTAATCATAAATATCTATTTTTTTGAACTTTTTCTTACTTGGTTCAATTTTTACACCTAGTTTTTTTGCCTGTTTATAAGCATAAGGGTCTATTTTATAATCTCCAAAAGCAAGAGGAACGCCTTTACCTTGAAATTTCGGTAAATTACTTTCACCTTTGATTTTTTGCTTTAAAAATATTTGTTGTAGTAAATTTTCAGGGTCAATTTCATCAGGAGTTAGTGGAGTTTTTTTACTTATTCTTTTCGTAGGTCTATAAACAGGATATTCTAAACCACCTATATCTTTCCACTTTTCTTTAAACCACCTTTCCAGATTTTTTGGTTGTTTATCATCAGTATAAGTTCCACCTAATTCTTTGTATTTTTTAACGATAAATCCACTCTTATAAGCACTTGGTTTTGAATATTTTTCATCAGCAATTTTTTTTGCCTTACTATATAATTCAGGATTATCAATCATACCTTATATAGTTCTTTTAGAAAAAGAACTTACAGAAAACCCTTATTTGGAGGAAGGGGTCGTAGGGGAAACCTCGGTTTCCCTGCTTGGGTGTGTAATTCTAAATTCTTCTTCTTTTTCTTCTGCTTCAATATCACGAATTATTTTTATACAACAACAAGCGACTTCTTTACACTTTGATTTATACGCCATAGAACATAATTTAATTATCATACCTGAAATAGTAGTGGTAAAAGCAACCCAAAATACTTCACTCAACATATAGTATATACTTATAAATAGTTCTTTTAGAAAAATAACTGGTTCTCTTAATTATTAAGATATTCTTACCATCTTGAAAACAAAATTTGTAGTGCTTGGAGTAACGGAAGTTCCTCCTGTAATATAAGTAATATTAACAATAAAACTGTAATTTAATGATGTTGTTGTAGTAAAACAAGTAGACATATTTATACAACCATCAGTAGTAACTAATGCGTTTCGTCCAAAAGTAATACTATCGCCTATAATAATACCACTACTCGTTTGAAAATATCCTCTTATTATTGCTACATTCGCTGTATTAATGCTATAAGTAAAATTTCCAAAAATCATATATGTTCCTGCGTTTACTGATGATATAGTTGAAAGAGTTCTATCACTGCCGTTTGTAAGAACCGTAGTTCCTGGAACAGCACCTGAATAAATATATCCTAATTGACCTAATGTAGGTGTTGCTGTTCCATTACTAAGAGTAATATTACTTGCTCCACTCATAGTAAGACCTCCAACAGATAATACTCCAGTTGAAGGAATAACACTTAAATTAGCGGTTTTTTGTATGTATCCTACTCCAGTAGCAGAACTATCACTAAAATTGAGATAGTGTGAGGATGATTGTGTTGAGTTTCTAGTTTGTAATTGAGTTTCACCTAAAGTAGTTATACCATTCACATTCAAGTTTAAGGGGAATGTTTCACTACCTTGTGCTATAGGAAACTTAACATAGTGTAAATCAGCATATTCTCTTGTAAATTCTGTTGAAAAAGACCATAAACTTGGTATAAAAGTATTTGTCAATAATGTTGGAAAAATTGTTTGCGACATACTATATAGTATATACAGATTATTTTTAGTTCTTTTTAAAAAAGAACTTATAGAAAAGGATGGGGTGGTATTGGCGCAAGTAATAACCTTGGTTTCCCTACGCAATTCTTACAACTTTAAGAGTAGTAGTCCCTGCTAATCCTAATGTAAGACTACTAGGAGGGTCAGGAGAAGTAGTAGCAGTATTTGATGTTCCTCTTAGAGAGAATGGTTGACCGCTACCAACCTGATGAATATAAGAAAAAGTAATGTCTGAGAAAGTACCACTAGCGGTAGAAGTAGCAATATAATTATAACTAAAAACTGCTAACCCCCCTGAATTTGCGTATATATCAAAAGTGAATTGATGACCTACTGCTGATGTGGCGGTTAATAATATTTTAGCGTTAAAAATATATACTCCAGTTGGAAGAGAAGCAGTAACGCATCCTGCGATAGTCGTCTGGGGATTAGCAAAAGTAATAATTTGATTATCAGTACTAGAAAGGACAGTAGCATTATATCCCAAACTTGCTGTTGTAAAATTAGGTGCCGTAGTATAACCAAATTGAATAGAATTTAAAATACTCGCAAGTCCTCCTGACGATGTTAAATACCAGACAGAACCATTAGTATCTAATCTTACTACTCCACCTATAGGGACTACAAAAGTAGTAGTGCTACTAGAAGTACCAGAAAAAATTCTCGTAATAAGTCCTGATGGAACTGTTAATGTTTTAGTAGAACTAGTAGCATTATAAAAAATAATATAAGCAGGGAAACTAACTATAGGAGTTGGAATATTAATTGTTCCTGCTCCCGCTGTTGTTACAATAATGAATGAATTATAATATGAATTATCAGCAGTATTATTAATAGCAGTCAAATTAATAGTAGGAAGATTATTATTAAAAAGTTCTTTTGATGTAGTGTTGTATAATAATGGTAATGAATAGTTTCCACTAGTACTAGTAATAGGTGTAGTATTCCTAATAGGTGCTATAACGCAACTAGACGCATCCGTTTGAGTTATATTTGCTCCAGTAGAATTAATTTGAATACAATTTGCTACTTGCCCTATTCCCGCATTCTCTCCAATAGCAATTGACTTAGTTCCTTGTCCTACGCCAGACCCAGTTCCAAGATGAATTTCACTTGTGTTTATGAATGTATTACCGAGAGAAGTTATACCACTCACAGTTAAATTAGCAGGTATAGTTTCACTACCTTGTGCTAAAGGAAATTTTAAATAGTGTAAATCAGCATATTCTCTTGTTAGAGTAGTAGAACTCAAAGACCATAAACTTGGTATAAATTTATCTACTATTAATATTGGAAAAATAGATTGCGACATACTATATATTCAATAGATAAAAATAAATCAAGAATTAATTTTTCTATATATACTATATAAACTATGCCTCCAAAAAAGGACAAGAAAGCAGAATTAGTAGATTGGTATAAAAAAATCCCAGAAAGGTTTCTTCTAAAATCCCACAATCCTTACTATGAAGTTCATCATATTAAATTGCCTTTTCGTATGATAATCTGTGGTTCAAGTGGTTCGGGAAAGACGCAGACACTTATGTCGCTAATATATAATATGCCTGATACTTTTGAAAATATCTTCATCTGTACCAAAAATAAGGATGAACCTTTGTATAATTATATTGACGAGAAACTTGGTAAGAAAGGGTTAAAAATTACTGAAATAGACAAGGATGGATTACCTGACTTGGATAAACTGAATAAGGAACAACAAACATTAATAGTTATGGATGATTTAGTAGGTGAAAAGAACCAAAAACCTATGGAGCAATATTTCTTGAGGGCGAGAAAAAAGAACGCCAGTTTAGTGTATATTACCCAGTCGTATTATGCTGTCCCAAAGATGATTAGAAATAATATGACTTACCTAATAATAAAACAAATATCTTCTATGAAAAATCTTACGATGATTGCTCGTGAGTTTGATTTAGGTTTGTCAAAAGAAACCCTTACCAATATGTATAAGGATGCTACAAAAGAAAAACAGAACTTCCTATTAATGGATTTGGAAAGTTCTCCTGATGAGAGGTTTCGTAAGGGATTTAATGAAATTTATGACATTCAAGTAGATAGTAATTGATTATTTTTTTTAGCATAAACCTCCCTTGCTTTTTCTAAAATTTTTTCTTTATTTTTTTCATAATAATTTTTTTGAATTTTATTAGCAGTATCTCTTAGTTTAATAATATTTAAAGTAGCATCATAAGTATTTAGTTTAGCATTATGTTCTAATATTAATTCTTGTTCTCTAATAACTGCTTCCCTTTTATCATCAAAATTTGTATTCTCTAATTCTTCCATAATCCAGTTCTCCCAACCACCATTCTCTCTAATTTTTGTATAAATATTATAAGTTTTGGTTTTACACCTATCTTTATGTGTTTGTTTTCTTTTTTTGAAATTCTTTGTATGACCTACATAGCAGTCAGTAATATTAGTATCTTTACAATAAATTCTATAGAAGGTAATAATCATAATTATATATATATTAAATATTTATATAATTTTAAATCAATTTTATAATATATATTTAGCGATATTTTAACGATATTTATGAAATTGAAGGTGAAGAAAAATAAAACCAATAGTTTTTTATAGTTCATTCACAACAATTTTTTTATTTTATTTTCTCCAGATAAAATATAAAACAGAATGAGTGGAACAGGCAGTTTAATAATACGAAACTTGAGAAAACCTAGCGACTATTCAAAGGCAATTATGACCCAAGACGAACTTTTAAGATTAGCAATTGCTAATGATGCTAATGTATCACAAGCAAGAGCAGGTTTCCAGCGTGGTGAAACCATACCAATATCAGCACAGCAACTTAAATCTCCTGCTGAACTACAAGCAGATTTAGCACTCCAAGAAAAGATTGCTCTTGATAATTTACTGCGATTATTCCAGTACAGAGAAGCAAGTGCTATAATTGCTGAACTTACGCCTGATGAGATATTTACTATGAACCAATCCTTTCCACAGATAGAGCGTGAGATTAATAAGAAGTTTGCGAAGGGTCTTTTATCCCCAACTTTTTTCATAGAATATTTGAGGAAATTTAGGGAAGAACTGGAAGCATCAAAAGGAGTTTCTGGGAACTTATCTATGATTACTAACAAATTTAACGATTTGACAGATAATATAACAGATATGATGGCGATATTACCTACCAGAGAGCAATTTAATTACCTAGATAGAAATCTTGAACGTGCTTTTAGAGATTTACCTGAATACATAGTTCAACCTGTTTTAGAAAGATTAAATAAATTAGAGCAAAATATTCCATCAAAGAGAGATTTAGAAAAAGTATCACAAGATAGTGAAATCAACCAGTTTGAAACTTTAGCGATGCTACAAGATTTAACTGCTAATATGCCTACACAAATTCAAATACAAAAAATAATTGATGATATTAATAGTGGACGACTTGACGCTTTTGCTGGATTTCAGGATTTACAGAATGCTATATCAGGTGTAAGCGACGCACAATTGGATGGTCTAGAAGAGTTAAGAAGACAAATTGCTGAAAGTTCAGGTTCAACAGGCGGAGGTGATAATATTGATATATTAGCACAGGTAATAGTAGGTGTTCCAGATATAGCAAGATTAGCAGTAGCAAAAACAATAGGTTCATCCACAGGAACTCCAAGCGTTCAAGATTTTATTTATATTGTGAATGAAAGAAGTAATGAAAAACTTACTGGTAAAAAATTAGTATCTCTTAAAGAAAAGAACTCTGGATTTAGAAACTGGTATGAAACTAATATTGGAAGAGGTGCTAGTTTGAGTGATTTGAAGGATTATATTATGGCGAACACACTACAAGCACCAAGTTCAGGAGTAAGTGATTCTACAAGCAGAGAAACTTTTTCAACTGAAAAATCTGGTTTCGGTTTGAAAGCAAAGAACGGCAGAATTAGAACAAAAAAAATCGGTGCTGGTGTGAAATACGAACCTGAACCTACATACAGACAATTAGGTAAGTATGTTATTAATATTCAGCAATTAAAAGAGCGTGATATTTTGAATGTAAAGTTTCCAAGTTTAGGGCGTATTCCACAATTCAAACCAACCCCTATTAGTGATGTTCTCAAAGAATTTATTTTAGACCTATTAGAAACAGGTAAGGTAAGTAATCGTATTTACGAACAAATCCCTATTGAAGAAAGACAACTATTTGAGAAAATTGCTACTGGTGCTGGTATATTGAATGCTTTAAAATTGAAAAGAACTATGAGTAATGAAGATAAAGAAGACAACGATAGATTTGCCCTTTTGAAAGGAGAATATTTAGCAGGAAATAATTCAGTCGCTTTATTAAAAGAATTAAGGAAATTAGTAGTGAAATTTATGTCGCAAGGTAAAATATCAAAGCATGACGGAATGAATTTACTTATTGAATTATCTGTCTAATTATTTTATATTCTATAGTATATATAATATGAGAACTCTTATAGTAAATAGTAGTAATGTTGTTCCTAATACCAATAACTCTGTTTATAAGTATAACTTTCCAGCAGGTAATGTTGATTTCATAAAAGGTCAAAAACTCGCTTTAGGGTCAATCCAGATGTATTATTCTACATTCAATATTACTGCCGCACAAGGTAATAATACTTTTAGTTATGTTTGGGTTGATGGTAGAGAGATTACAATTACTATACCTGATGGTTTTTATGAAATTACTACACTCAACGATTTTTTACACTTTGTTAATATTCAGCAAGGACACTATTTAACAGACACAACTGGAGCGTATTATTATTTTGTAAATTTTGTAATCAATTCATCAACCTATCAAATCAATATTAATACATATCCTATTAGTTTAACACTATATCCTATAGCAACTTATACTATTGGAGCATACTCAACTGCTACAATTACTTCTTCATCACCAGCGACACCAGTACCTTGGTCTAGACCTACTTCTGCTATTATGCCTATGGTAAGGATTTTAGCAAATAATTTTAGAAATATTGTAGGTTTTTCAGCAGGTTTTTATCCTCAAGGTGAAACTGGTTACGCTACTACTGTTCCAACTGTTTCTTTAGCACAGGCAGCGATTACTATTACTGCTACTAGCACCTTTTCTATTACTTCAATTGTAGGAACTGCTTTGACTACTACTGGTTCTCCAGCACTTTTAGTAGGTATGGTAATTTCAGGAACAGGTATTACTGCTGGAACTTATATTACTGCTATTGGTGGTGCGAATGCTTTTACTGTATCTGTATCTCAAACTGTAGGTGCTATTACTGGAACTTTATATTCTATGGGTGCTTCTCAATCCCCCAGTTATTCAGTAATACAAACTTTCGGTTCTAATTCTGTTCCGCAAGTATCACCCTTATCGTCTTATGTTTTAACCTGTAATTTATTGAATAACAATTTTGCTATTCCTAACTCTTTGCTTTATAGTTTTGCCCCTCAAGGTGAGTTTGGAGCACAATTCGTTGTAGCACCTAATCAGTATAGTTTTATTGATATTCAACCAGGTCAATATGGTTCTTTTCAAATATCCTTTTTAGACCAGAATAATGTTCCTGTTGCTCTTGAGGATAATAATTTAGTAATATTGTTAATTATAGCAGATAAAGGTGAATTAGAAACCCTTTCTAATTAAGAGAACCAAAGGTTCTCCTATGACCTCTCCTTTTTCTGTAAGTTCTTTTTCAAAAAGAACTGAATAACTAAATTATTTTATCTTATATAGTATATATGTATATTCATAAATTAGGTTCAACTACGAGTGGCGCAGGTTTAAGAACAACTATGGGACATAATAAAAATCATAATTTAGCAAGAAATCATAAAAGAACGATGGGTTCAGGATTAGTTCCAGAAATTTATGAAGGTGGAAAAGTTCAAAGAAAAACTGAATTACTACGCAATTTAAAAATCGCACAACCAAGAGTTCCAAAAAAATATATATCCTTTGACTTTTGAGGTAGGGGGCGTCGCCCCCTTACGAACCCCCTGCTTTAGTAATATTTGAAAGGAGAGGTCATAGGAGAACCTTGGTTCTCTTAAAACTTTAGCAATATCATACAAAAAAAATATATTTTGTATAATATATAATGGATAATCTTGTCTTTGAAGAAAGCATCAACACCGAGGTGTCGTCCAGCGAGTTCGTTGAAAAACAGTGGTTGTATGTGAACGATAATAACAACGGCAGTTATAGCGGTCAAATTGTTTTAGACACAACTTCTCTCTCAAACAGCGGTTCTTATATTAACTGGAGCGAGGCATTCATCGCTATGCCTTTAGTGCTTCAGGCAGAAGGTTCTGCTACTGCTATTACAGCAACAAACTCTCTTGATTATCTTATGGGTCTTAAGAATGGGTTCTGGCAGATACTTCACTCTATGAGTGTTGAGTTCAATAACGGCAGTATCATCCAGCAAACTCCTTTTTTGAATGTGTTCTGTTCCTTTAAGAACCTTACAAGTTGGTCGCAGAATGATATTACTAACTGGGGTGCTGTCTGTGGTTTTTGCCCTGATACTGCTCGTTCTTGGTTATACAACAATAACAATACTGCTGCCTCGCTTCTTAACTTTATGAATACATCAGGACAGGGTTTCTGTAATAACAGAATTACTCCTTATATCACAATTGGTTCTTATGGAGTTTTCACAGGTTCTTTTGTAATTGCGAATGGTGCTGCTGCCGTTACTGCTATTACTACTGCTTCAGGTGTTCTTGAGGTTGGTATGATGGTTTTTGGTCCAGGTATTCCTACTGGAACTTATGTTTCTGCGATTGTTTATGCTGCTGGTATTCCTTCTACTGCTACTATATCAGCGAACACCACTGCTGCTGTCACTAATGTTATGCCTATCACAGCAGTATCTCCTTTTGTAAATTTTCACGATACACCTGCTAGTGATGATAGTGATTTTATTCGCCAACAACACAACTGTGGTCTTAAACAAAGAATTGAATGGTTGAACTATTCTCTTTCTAACTTACCTGCTGCTACTGTTCCTACCCTAGCAAACTCTTTAACTTCTAACCAAGTTTCTCTTCTTGCTACTTCAGGTGGATTAACTTCTTCTTCTTCTGGATATAACCAAATCTTCCAGTCCTACGTCCAAAAGGCAGCAACTACTCGTTCTATTGTTTTTGATGCGGTTATTCGTCTTAAGGATGTTGCTGATTTCTTCCAGAAGTGTCCTCTTCTTAAGGGTTCTACTATGCGTATCTACATCAATACCAATCAGGTTTATTTCACTATTGCTGCTGCTGCTCCTGTTATTTCTGGTGCTGTTTCGGTTGTTGCTGCTGCTGCTGGTGCTTCTTTAGCACAATCCCAAACTGGATGTATTGCTCTCACCTCTACACCTATTATTCTTGGTGGAGGAGGGACGAACCCTGTTATGATTTCTTCTATGGATATAGGACAAGGTGCTTCTGCTCTTGTTCCTATCGCCAACACTACTCCTGCTGCTGCTGAAAGCGTTAAGATTGGTCTTTCTATTGTTAGAACCCAATTCTTATCAGGACAATTTACTTCCTCTGTATCTGCCCCTGTCACAAGTGTTCGTCTATACGCCCCAGCATACGTTATGTCGCCAATTGCGGAACAGCGTTATTTATCCCTTACGCCAACCAAGAAAATCGTCTATAATGATTTATTCCAGTATTCTTTTACTGGTGTAGCATCAGGACAAACTTTCTCTTTTCTTGTCACTAATGGTATTCCAAATATTCGTGGTATTCTTGTTATTCCTCTCCTTCCCAAAGCGTCTAATGGTGTTGCTTCAGCATACGCTACGACTGCCCCTATCGCAGGACAAACAACCTCAACCCTTCTTTCGCCTTTTGCTACTACTGGTGGAACTCCTGACCCAATTTCTATTACTAACTTCCAAATCCAGATTTCTGGTAAGAACTTATTTATTAACAATCTTCAGTATGATTATGAAACCTTCTACGAGCAACTTGTTTCTTCTAATCAGTTGAACGGCAGTTTGACAACTTCTCTTGCTTCAGGTCTTATTGGATTTGCTGAATTTGAAGGTCTTTACAGATACTACTATGGTAATGCTGGTCGTTCTATTCCTAGTGAGGATGGTGTCGCCAAAGCAGTTCAAGTGTCTGGTGTCAATAACTCTCCTCAAACTATTGAATTTATGGTCTTTATTGAGTTTGAACGCCAAGTGGTTGTTGACGTGAGAACAGGTGCGAGAGTTCAATAGATATAATACGAATTTTTTTAATATTCATACTTATTAAAAACTCAAGAAAACAATAGCATAACTCGTGCTTTAGCAATATTTTTTTAGATTTTTATATATACAATTATATATAAGAATGGAAGTTATGAAAGTTCCCCAAGCGAAAAGTCGTATCAGTATTGCTCCCAGTATGTTAGAAAGAGATGAAGTACATTCTGGTGAAAAAGGTGGTATGGCGTTGCCTATTATGATTTCTCCAGCACAAAAAAGAACACTTAAAAAAGGTGGTGCTATTACTATCAAACCAGATATGATAATGAAAGAAGCAAAAGAAGCACTATCTTTATTACCTGCTAGTGCTAAAAAAATTATGTCTTCTATAGTAAAAAATAAGGGTATTAGACATACTTTAAAACAAGGAGAAGATTTAGTAAATAGAATGACTGGTAAGGGATTGTTTGAGGATTTTTTTACTAAAACTTTACCAAAAGTAGGGCATGATATGGGTAGAGCATTCGCACCTATTCCAGAAGTAAATCCTTTTGATTTAGGATATAAACTCGGTAATCAAGTGATTGGTCCAGCATTAGTAGGTAAGGGTATGAAAAAAAGGCGTTCAAAAAAGAAGGGCAAAGGTGCTTTTGAAGATTTCTTTACGAAAACAATTCCACGTGCCTTTAAGGGTAAGGTTAAGGAGTATGTAGCAAATCCACAGAATATTGTAGCAGATGTTTTAGACGCTCAAAGTCCTATCAAAATACCTGTAATAAATAAAAATCCTGAAGCGTTGCTAATGAGAGGCAAAGGTGGAAAGTATGTATCAACTCGTAATGGTTGTGGAACTGCTTATCTATCTAAACCTTACCAGAATGCTATTGCTTCTCTTAAGAGCGGAGGGAGTTTTGTCGCTGCTGGAGGTGGATTATATCCGTCTGGTATTTCTGGTAGAGGTATTGATACACCTATTCAATTAGGCAGTCCTTATCTTAAAGAAAATAGTCCTGCTATGACACCCTTTATCCCTACAAGAGGTATTCAATCTTCACAAATTATTCGCTAAAAAGTAGGAAACCAAAGGTTTCCCTACGACCCTTCCTTTTTCTGTAAGTTCTTTTTTTAAAAGAACTAAATTAATTATTTAATATATATATTATAGAAATTTTGATATAAAGAAATAAAATATTTAATATATATAAGAATGAAAAGTATTTCAAAATCTTACCCAACGCCTCCTGCCTCCTACTTCCACCGCCTTGTGAAACCCTCTAATCGTCCTTATGTATTTATGGGTGATTTGAATGAAGAACAGTATGAACCTATTATTTTTGAAAAGTATGGGGATGTAAAAAGAAGTTGTAAAAAAATTCACTTTATAATTTATGACTGGGATAGTGATAAGACAAAAGTAGAACTCAAATCAAGAACTAATTATCTTAATACTTATTCTACAACTATGATTGGTTTTAATAAAGTTCTTAATTGGGAAAGGGATGAAACCGACAAAAGATACTTTTTTTTATTTGGATTTGTTGATGGATTGTATGAGTGGGAATTAACTCAAGAAAATTATGATGCTATTGGAGGTAAAGATGCTGTTGTTAAAAAGGATGGTTTTGAATATGGAGAAAGTTATACTACCTTTAATAGTAAAAAGAAACAATTATATATTCCAGTTAGTAAATTAACAAAAATAAGTGATATAGGATGTATTGTTCCTGATGCTTTAAAACATAAAATTAAAAGATAAAATCATACTATATAATATATTGTATGATTACTAATTTTGATATTGAAGAAATTGCGAATGGACTTAAATTACCTATTATTGGTGTGTTTAGCAAAGATAAATTACCACAGCGTCGTATGGTTGGTAGTTATTATGTTAATATGGAAGACCACGATAAGGGTTCAGGAACACACTGGGTTTTTATTAGGATTTTTTCTACAGGAGTGGCGATTTATTTTGATAGTTTCGGTATTTCACCTCCAGAACCAGTAAGAGATTTTTTAAAACCTTTTTCTCCTTTTGCTTTTTCTAACAGACAAATACAGGATATTAAAAGTGAAAATTGTGGTAGATTTTGTATTCTTTGTGATTACTTCTTTACTTATCAAATTAAAAATCAAAAATTAACAAAAGATTACATAGCAGAATGCTTTGATGATTTTTTAAACTCTTGGTCTATTAATACTGAAACGAATGATAAAATACTCAAAGAAAGATTTAATAAACTTGGTTAGAATACAGAAGACAATTCAAATATATCACAATCAATATTACGATTTGATAAAGCGTACTCACTGACCTTATTCTCAAAAAAATTTGTTTTAGATTGTAATGATATTAAGAGCATCCAATCATACGGATTTTTTGCGTCATAAATTTTACTATATCCTAGTTGAAGGCATAATCTATCTGCTACAAACTTTATATATTCAGTCATATTATTACTATTCATTCCAATTAATCTACAAGGTAATGCCTCACAAATAAATTCACACTCTATTTCTACTGCTTCCATAACTATTTCTTTTATTTTTGAGAATGGTAATTTATTAACCAATTTAGAATAAAGCAATATAGCAAACTCGGTATGC